GCTGTAGAGCATAATTTTGACACGGGGGTACAAAACATATCAAAATTACGTATACAGTTCTTTTACAGTAGTAATAATCGTTTAATTCCATATGATTTTAGAAACGCGAATCATATATTGAAACTAAACATAGAGTGTAGTACAGATAAACTACAGAATGTACCTAAGGTTGATAAGAAGTTTGAATTACCGCCACCAATTCGTATACCCAGTATTGAGGATCCGAATAGATGGAATGGAATGGTATATATTTTTGCTATAATCGTTGCGGGTATATTCTTTATATTCGTCGCTAAACCCAAAAAAGTTAGCGAGTGACAGCGTACGTGGGGGCACTGGGCTTCCTGACGCGGGTGGAAAGCCTGGAGATGACCATGTAAACGACAACGGAGAGGAGGGTGGTGAAGAGCGCGGTGAGCGCGTAGTTCATACCACCGTTCTTCTGGACGCGGACGACCTGATGGATAGACCAGCGGACGACATCCATCCAAGAGAGGGCGGCGGCGAAGGAGAAGCCGGCCACGACGGCGTTAAGAGACTGGGTCTCGAGCTCGCGGGAAATAGCTAAAAGCATATCGGCGGGTACTGGGGAAGACATTTTATAATATATCGAGATTTTATTCTGGAAGAAGATCTTCTACAAACGCTAATTTTTTATACTGCGTTTTTTCATAACCTTTGATATTTTTATCCTCTTCTGTGTCAGTGCTAGACCCAGAATCCGTATCGGAATCAGAACTTTCATCTCTGATTTTAAAAGATTTTATCTTTTTATTAGAATTCTTCCATCCCCGCGGAGGAGATGTGTTCATTACTATCAATAGCATTTTTTATCATTTTTTCTGACGGATTGGTTGGTTCCCAACTTTCCCATGCGTCATACGCGTCGTTTATAGACTTAAATATTTCAACGTCTCCTGAGTAAGGTTCGAAAGGTGGTTCATCTTCTTCATTAACCGTTTCGATTTCTTCTTCGTCAGATTCTTCTTCCTCGTAAATTTCTGGAAAGTACGACCCAATTTGTTTACCGACTGTGTTCATTGCACAGTATTTCATACAATATTCCATATCCTTGGAGAGTATAACATCTCGTCCACACGCTTTCGCGTATTGTCCTGATAACACGACTGCATTTTCAAAAACTGGTGTTACAATATCAATTGCCGATTTCGCCACTGTTGAAGAGAAGTCGTGCGCTTCCATCTGCGAACTGTAATATGTTATTACTGAGCGCATAAACTCTAAGCTCTCTTTCGTACGTCGTATCATTATTCAATTTTAAGGTTATATGCTGATCTTTGATCAAACTGAAATTTTTTTGACCCGTAGGATACCATTTTTCGGGTTCAAGTGCAAAACTATATGAATAAAATCTCCTGAATAATTGTGTCCTGGAATGGTGTATTCCACTCTGGACCGCGCGCAAATTGATGACGTCACCTGATTGCTCGTCTAATATAACTTCCCTGTCGAGTTCCATCTCTAGAGTGACCAAATTTTCGTAGTTGATATATTTCTTATTTGATCCACTGGAAGGATATATCTGCGAAGAATGATCATAATTAAACGGTGTTATATCTTCACCTTTTCTGGCGATCACAAAATATAACTCTTTCACCGGATTTATGAACTCCATCCTAAATTTCATAGAATCGTATCCATCCTGCGCCGATGCAGGTATTTGAAATGAAGCACTCTGAAGCTGTGTGATTATATAATCTGTTTTAACAGCTTCGAGTTTACCTTTTTCGGGATCATTGAGTTGGACCATTTCGGTATACAAAGAAACATCGTTTATGGTAGCTTTAGACGGGTCAAAATATGGTTCGAGTATGTTTATTGTACCACCCATCCCCACATGACTAGGATTATTACAATAGTAGTAGATCGTATCAGGTGCATTATCCGGTACAACGTATGTTATCACAGAAGCATTATCCGTAACACCATCACTCGCACCCAATATAGAACCACTATCAACGAATCCTAGTGCTGTTCGACCATCTGCTATTTTGGATAGTTTAAACGGATGTCCCGCCGGAGAATAATCAAATATATACGTATTACCCCGTTGAAGTGTGAGTGTGGGTTGAGGAGCGGTGTTTATGTCAAACACACCATTATATACCGTAACGTGAAACGTCGTGTTATCACTCGATCTTGTCGTTGTATTTGTCATGGAAGACCATTTGTATAAACAGTCTTTCTTCTCACTCAATTTAATTTCTATTTCACATTCCTGTTGTTTTAAGGCACACAAAGGTAACGCCAATTCCATATTATTATGAAAATAAAACGGAATATCTACGATAAATTTTTGGGGTGTGGTGGCTTTATCCAAATATCCGTCGATGGATGCATCACTGACCGCTTTACCAGAACTCTCTTCGGGTGATTTACCTATGAGTTTTGATAAATTATTTTGTTTCGTTTGAGTCAGATACTGCTCCGAATAAATCTGCAACCAATCTCGCGGCACTCTTTGAATTAATTGACCGCCTATGATTAAATCAACATATTCTATGATAGCGTGTCCTATGGATTCGTTGTATTTTTGGTACACACCGTCATGTAAAAGATCCGATAACTCAATATGTAAACGCACACCCTTTATGAGATCCCCGCAATTTATGGGAATAGTACACTTTAACGTACTTTCATAGTCTTGTTTACCGTGAAGTTCGTGCTTTACATCAAACATAGCAAAATTAGAGTGTTTCCTGAAACTTCTTAAGAAATGGGAATAGTCTGGGTTATCCGTAAAAAAGGCATCCTGTGATCCTTTTGTTGCAAGCTGAACACGACCAGCCATTACTAATATTATACGTTAAAATTTTAAACCAACTAAACCGCTGGCCACGTGAAGAACATTGTAATTTAATGCGTATACTGAAACATCTATGTCGCGCTTAGTTGATGTTTCTTCCAATTCTATATCAATTTTCTTATGCATTATACGACTCATGTTTAATTGCCCGGATGGATAGTGTTGTTCTGGTTTTAAAGAGAATGAATATGAATAAAATTCATACGCGGGGTCTGGGCATCCTGTATGGTGTCGAAGAGATTGTTCGTACGCCAGATATTGCCCACTTTGATCGAAAATAGTTTCACCGTTACATGCGAATTTTACATTTTTTATTAACCTGTGATCGGAACGTTTACCTGGTAAAAGTGTCGTGAATTCTTGATCTGTAATTGATGTATCAAGAAGTTGATCGGAAGAGCTTTGTGTAAAAGTTGGCGTTCGGTATACGTACACAGATCCATGCATAGCATAATAATCTCCCGGACTCCCCACAATCACCGTGGTACCATCGGTCGCCACACTCAAACCGAATAGGTTGCCCGCCGCACCACCATCGGGATCGGCGGCGGCATCACTCGCGGTTAGCTTGGTACCCTGTGTCCAACCGGAGGTGAGGTCCCCAGGCGTGTCGCGTGTGAACACGTATGCGCACCCTCCATCGGATCCATTGGTGTCGTCACCGTGCGCTCCGACCACCACAATGTCACCAGACACTGAGATGCTGCTTCCGTATTCGTCAGTCGCAGTTCCCTCGGTCGGTGTCAGCTTGGCAATCTCTGTCCAACCGGAGGTGAGGTCCCCAGGCGTGTCCCGTGTGAATATATACGCTGCCCCACTGCGCTCGAATCCGTCATAGTCATAACTTCCCGCGACCGCTATTGTATCGCCGTTGATAGACACACTGGTACCGAGGTGGTCACCTTCCGGCCCTCCGGGGCCCGGAACCGGGTAACTTAACCCTTCAGCGTCACTCGCAAATAGATTGGCAATCTGTGTCCACCCAGCGGTGAGGTCCCCGGCTATATCCCGTGTGAACACATACACAGACCCAGTATCGGTGTTCGCGTAGGGATACGCCCCTGTACCTTCTTCGTTATTGTGCGACCCTATCACCACCGTGTCGGCGTCAATAGACACACTGTATCCGAAAGCGGACGATTGCTTGGGTGTGGTCGCGTTCAATTTTGTAAATTGTGTCCACCCAGAGGTGAGGTCCCCGGGCGTGTCACGTGTGAAAATGTAAGCGGACCCGCTGCCGCTTAAAGTGTCGTCATCGAACTGTGACCCTACTACCGCCGTATCACCACTGATCGAGACGCCGTAGCCGAAATTGTCGCCTCCGGCAACGTCGCTCGCGATCAGTTTGGCAACCTGTGTCCACCCAGAGGTCAGGTCCCCGGGCGTGTCGCGTGTGAAAATGTAAGCGGATCCAGCATTGGTCAGTTCGATCGGGTTCTGATAGTTAAAATCGGCAGGGTGATCACCGAAATCATCAAAGGGAGCCCCGGCTATCAAAGTATCTCCGTCGATCACCACACTCCTAATTCCCATATTGTCATTTCTCATCGCTTCGTTCGCGACCAGTTTGGTAACCCACGTCCACCCAGAGGTGGGGTCCCCAGCCGTGACCCGTGTGAATACGTGCACTGCCCCAGATTTGCGCACCGACCCGGTGTCGTTCAGATCGCATATCACCATCGTGTCACCGTCGATCGACACCGCCCTGCCGAAGGATCTATCTAACTGGTTCGGGGCGGGGATTTTCGCGATTTCTTCGTATGACCCTATCGAGCCTGAGAAAAAGGTATTGAGACCAGTTTTTTCCTTCGCTGAGAAGAATAACTCTTTGACGGGATGTTTAAATTTCAAAAGAGCTGATTTTTTTGATTCGTTTGGCTTATACACCAATTTAGACATTTGTAACTGTGATATTATGTATTCCATCGGACGTGTGAGTAAAAAGTTTTTTTCTTCTTCAGCGACGAAATAGAAATCAGTAATGAGTGAAACATTGTCGATAGATCCTTCGGTTGTTTTATCCCTCTTAGTTACCGACCCATCTATGGTATATTTGAAAGTTACATCATCATTTATATCTTTGAACGTGACACGTACTTCAACGAGTTGTTTGGTGATTGCACAGACGGGTACTGCTAAGCTAGGATTTCTAAAAAAGTAAAATGGAATATTTACGTAAAATGTGTTATATGAATCCGATACTTGCAGATGTTCACCGTGTCCAGATAAGAAATAAAGAGATTGGTTTACATCATCTTTATTGTTATGTAACTGATTATACATATAGATATAATCACCTGTGAGACGCTCTATAATTTGCCCTCCAATTACGAGGTCGACGTATTTTATGATACTCAGGGCTGCTGGAGTGTTGTATCTATATTTTTCAGTAGATGTGTCAGTCGATAATTTACCCAATTTAATTTTCAACATCGTACTACGTATGAGATCCCCTATGTTTTGTGGAATTCTACATTCAACAGAGCTTGAGAAATCACATTTACCGTCGAACGGCATTTCAACGGCTTCTGTAGAAAACCGTGTATGTCTCTTGTAGTTCATGACGAAATATGAAAATTGTGGCTCTCCAGTAAGCCATTGATCTTGGATACCGGTGACGGCGAGTCTAATACGACCTGCCATTCCTAATACATGTGAGTAAAATTTTATGAAATAAAACGGGGCGGTATTATAGATGGATTTACGTTTACGTAAATTTAACCCAAGAGTTATGTCAGACGACAGGGTATGTGTATTTATAGGAAAACGTAATACAGGTAAATCAACGTTAGTTACAGACATTCTATTTCATAAGAAGCATTTACCGGCTGGTATCGTATTGTCTGCGACAGAAGAAGGTAATCATTACTACCAACAGTATATACCCGACCTGTTTATATACGGAGACTACGACAGAGAGGCTATAGAGCGTGTAATGGACAGGCAAAGAAAACTCGTTGGTGCTGGAAAACAAAATTGTGGAGCATTCCTCTTATTAGACGATTGCATGTACGACAATAAATTCATGCGCGACACATGCATCAGGCAATGTTTTATGAATGGCCGGCACTGGAAAATTTTTTTCATGTTGACGATGCAGTATTGTATGGATCTTCCACCAGCACTACGAGCTAACGTGGATTATGTGTTTATTCTCAGGGAGAACATCATTCAGAATCGAGAGAAGCTTTACAAATCCTTTTTTGGTATTTTCCCGACGTTCGACATGTTTAACAAAGTCATGGATGCTTGTACCGAGAATTATGAATGTATTGTTTTGGATAACACCAGTAAGAGTAACAAGATAGAAGACTGTGTATTTTGGTATAAAGCTACGATTCGGAAAAATTTTAAGGTCGGAGCCCCAGAATACTGGCAAGCGCACAAAAAGATGATCACCACAAAAAAGAATGGACCAAGGATAGATACAAGTAAAATAAAGGGTAGATCGACTGCTATTAAGATCACCAAGACCAAGTAATCGCGCAAAGAATTAATTCAAAAAAACTTTCGTAAATGTAAATGTCAGCGGACATTCCAACGTTTAATCTTTCCGATTCGGGTGATGGCATGGTACCACTTAATAATAATAACCAGACGACATCGTTCGTGCCAAAAATGCCAGAAAAAAATGTAGGAGAAAATAAAGATATGATGGATTCCACACCTATTGCCGATATTATGGGTCAACCGCAAGACATGATGGAACCACCATCTCTTTCTGTCGACCCTCGCATGATTCAACAACAGGTCATGGTACCTCCCCCTCCCACGACTACCATGTCCGTTTCCGGGGCGGAGACTAAGGAAAAGAAGGGAAAGAAGAACCCATTTGATTTAACTGATGAGCAATTACACGCGGTGTTAGTTGCCGCTTGTACCGCCGCTGCTATTAGCAAACCTGTTCAGGAAAAGTTAGCTAGTACTATTCCACAGTTTCTTAATACGCAGGGAAATCGCAGTCTCGTAGGCTTAGCCTCGACCGGCGCTGTTGCGGCTATTGTTTTCTTTATCGTAAACCGATATTTCTAAAATCGTACCCTCGCGAGTACATCACCACCCTGTGCCAAATATACTAACACAAGTGCAACTGCCATACTGACCATGATTATCGTGGTCGCTATGGCCGTTTCCTGCGGATCTTTACCGAATTCCTTAAGATACCGCTTTAACCTTTTCCACTTTATACCCTCTGTGAGCATAATAATAAATAACCCAGCAGCAGCAGCGGTTATAACCGCCGTTCCACTCGAGACACTTAAGAATATGCTATGATTACCTAGGTACCAAATAAGTAACGGTAAAATTACTGTGAGTAAAACACCGTTAAGCCAGTACGCGAATTCAAGACGAATAATGGCTATACCGAATAAAAGCAAAAACCAAGATACCAACGATACGACCAGTCTGGAGGCCGATACAGTAGAAGAGGGGTCTATATCCATTTATATAAATAAATATTATTTATCCGATACATGTTTACCACAAAAGGGACTTTCTTCTGGGATAGATTTATAAACACCGAGAGTAATAGCTACCGTTTTTAGGGTGTCAAATTTTTTCCAATATTCTTCACTGTGTGTATATTCATCTACAACGCAATGTGCTAATTCGTGGAGTAATACATGGAATATCTCGTTTACGTCACCATCTATACATATACCTATTTCCTGTCCCTTGTTAACATTGTATCCGACGGAAGATGACATTCTTTCGTACGCGATTAAAGGTATTTCGTGATATATATCTTCAAAATCACGATTATCCGTCTCGATTAAATATTCCCTCAGTGTTTTATATTTCTCCCTGACTTCTACCAATTTTTGGTTTGGTTTTAAATTTGAATACATCAAATAATTAAGTATGAGTAGTACGACCAGAACTATCATTTCTATATACGAAGATAAATTTACTATACAACTCTGTTATTGGATTTCCTGATAATCCTTCCCATTTTTCCATACTGAATCCGGTATTTTCGAGTTGTGTGATCAATAAATCTTTATGTGCCAGGGGTTCCGATTTGGGTCCGTCGGCATAATACGGTGTGTCTGATAAATGTACGAACAACTTTTCACCGAAGTTTCCACAGCTCGTCTCTTTTAGTTTAAAAAAATTACCCATGTCATCGGTCATCGGTGTCTTGAATATCAATTTTTCAGAATCTGGAATGATCCCGATGAATCGTCCACCAGGTTTTAACCGCCTTTTTACAGCTTGCAAACTGTTTATAAACATATCGCGATCTTCGAATATATAGTGTAAGGCAAAGTTATAGCACACAATATCATATTTTCTATTTGGACATGAATGTATATCCCCGTGGTAAAAATTGACTCGTATCTTCATATTTTTCGCACGACTTTTAGCTTCATTTAATGCATTTTCATTCGGTTCACACATGTTTATATTTGCCCCTACCTTTTTCCATTTTTGAAGATCACCCCCGAACCCACACCCTACATCGAGTATACTATCACCCTTTTGAGTAACGAGTTCTATGAGGGCTCGTTTCTCGTCGTTGTGTAGACGGCGAATCTCTTCCATAGTTGATAATATTACGATATCTTTAAACATCTTAGGTTAGAAAAGCAGTTTAAAGCCTAGAGTACAGTAATAAGTACAAATGAGTCTCGAACAAGATTACACTACCGTTCCCGGTCAGTTGTTTGCGTGTCTGTCCGTAGTCGGACCAGAGGCTCCTCAGAAGAATGATCAGTTTGGTATTAAGATCCGTGGCGCGTTTTCTACCCGGGACGAAGCCGCTTCACACGCGAAGAGGTTGCAAACGGAAGACTCCACGTTTGATATTTATGTAGTGGATATGTACAAGTGGCTCCTCATCCCACCCGATCCTTCAAAGATTGAAGATTCTCATTACACGAACGATAAACTGGAAGAGTTGATGACTGGATACAGGGATAACCAGGCTCAGGCTGCGAAGATGTTTAGTGAGCGTAAGCGTGACATGGTTGAGACATCGAATTACCATAAACCTGGAGATGAAAACTCTAGGTTCTATAACAAGCCCGACGAGCCACCAGTTAGCCACCCAGCGGATGTACTCGAGCGACTTCAAAAGGAAGAGCCTGATACTCCCATGGAGGAACTGGTCAAGAAGGCTGACAAGATTGTGGCCGACGAGATTGTCGAGAGACAAAAGAAACGTCTAGATGATACCCCCTCAACTATTGAGGAAGAGTCTTCCGAGGAAAAATAAAAATAAAAACTAGTTTGGAATTTTTTAAAAAAAT